CAACGCACGGCAAAACAAAGCCCGCAGAGGCGTCCATTCCCGCTGCGGGCTTTGCTCCGGGTGGCGAGGCCGGTAAAGCTAGTCTTCGATGGTTTCAGCCATGTCGTCCTGGAGGTCGGCAGGAGCCTCCACCGCCGGGGCGGTCAGGGCTTCCAGCATATCCTTCAGGGCGGCAACCTCGGCGTTCAGGGCGTCCACTTCCTTGCGGAGCTGGAACACCATGGGGTCGCGCCGGGACTGCTTGTCCTCGGTCTTCGGCGCAGCCTTGGCCGCCTTCCGCTCTGCGCGGTCGGCATTGGCCTTGGCAACAGCCTTCTCTGCGTCCTTGTCCAGCGGTTCCCAAGCCAGGCCGGGAACCGCGTCGGACGAGAACTCCCCGCCTTCCGGCACGATACCGGAGGCGAGGGCTACAGGGGCAGTGGCGACGTAGCGACCCACTAGATGGGCGCCTGCTGGTTGCCCATGGTGATGCCAGCCTGCACGTTGCCTGCGGTCGCGTCGGATCCGGCCACGGTGTAGTAGAGCCGGATGTAACGCTCGGACGCCTTCAGCGGGATGCTGTCGATGTTGAACACATACCCGGCAATCAGGGTGGCGGCGGCGATGGCTTCCGTTTCCAGGATGGTGGCGGCGGACGAGAAGGACGAGTTGTCGTCCGTCTGGACCGCCACCTTCAGGCTGGTCAGGGTGGCGAAGGCGGTCGTGACCTGGATGTGGAGCGGGATCTTCCCACCCTTGCCCAGATCGCGGTTGAGGGCAGCGGCGGCGCCATAGGGGGTGCCGGTCGCCAGCAGGTCGATATAGTTGGTCGAGGCCGCTGAAGCCGTGACCGCCTGCTTGTTCGAGAACTCGTCCTGTGCAGAGAAGATCATAGAAGTCGCTCCTTACGAGACGAGGGTTTCGGTGTTGACCAGAGCGTCAACTTCGCGGATCGGGATGCCACGGTAGGTCATGACTTCCTTGCCCTCGACCTGCATCGGGGTCAGGCGCACGAAGTTGTCAGCCGATCCGCTGTTGCTGCCGAGGCGGTCCAGGCATTCCAGAACGTCGCGGTTGCAGTAGATGACCTGCTTGCCACCGGGAACGCGGCGGTTCTGGAGGCGGTAGTAGGCGGTCCGCATGTAGTCGTAGACATCGACCGAACCGGCCCGCAGGTCGGAAACGTCGATGTTGCAGATGCGGGCGTTGTAGCGCCAGTCCTTCACGGCAACACCGAGGTGCTGGGTGAACATCTCTTCCTTGACGAAGTAGGGGTTGGACGAACCGTCCAGAACCCGCTGCTCGCCCTTGTCCTCGCGGGTCACGCCGCCAGCCGTGCCCTGCGGATACAGGAGCATGGTGTGGTCGGGCGACCAGGTGACAAACCAGATCGAGGTGTTGTCCGAACCAGCGCCGCCAGCCTTGATGACCTGGTTGCCGACAGAGCCGGTGGACAGGCCGTAACGGGCGGCGAGGCCCTTGATCTTCTCGGGGTTGGCGGCGGTGTCGGAATAGAAGATCGAGGTCGCCATTTCCTGCGACATCGCTTCCAGATAGCTGCGAGCCTCACCCAGCCGAACCTCGGCCTCGGACTGGTTGGCGGCAACCGCCAGGTCCAGAAGGCGCTTGTCGATGGACGACAGACCCTCGATGAAGCCGGTCGTGTCATCGACCTGCTGCTTGCTGGACTTGGACTGAGCCACGCCCTGGTAGAGCTTGCCCCAGGCAACCGAAGGCAGGCCGGTGCGGATGCTGTGCCGGTGAATGGTGCCCATGTTGCACTCAACCGCAACCGCATCTTCCATGATGGGGTTCAGTTGGGTCAGCAGTTCGATGGTCGCACCGATTGCAGGGTTGGAACCCTTGTGCAGGTCGGCAAGCGAATAGAAGGAAGCGCCGATAGCGGCCATCTAGGTCAGCCTTTCTGATACATGCGTTCAGCGAGGCTCAGATCCTGAGCCGCCGTCTGGTGGGGGGCGGAAATTGCGGGGGTGGTCAGCTTGGCGATCAGGGCCTCAAGGGCCTCGACCGCTTCCGCCGTGAACAGGCTGTCCGACAGGGCCGTGCCCTTGTCGCCAAGCTGCTGCTTCAGGGCCGACTCAACGGCCTTGATCCGGGCCGGGGCTTCCGCACCCAGCTTGGTCATCTCGGCGCGAATGGCCGAGTCAGCCGCCTTCTGTCCCGCCAGCAGTTGACCGGCATGGAAGGCGACGAAATCGGTGAATTGTTCCTGGGTCAGGCCGTGCTTGGCTGCCAGCTCCTGCGCCGCCTTGGTCGCCGGATCGTCGGCAATCAGGCGGACGGGCTTGCCGTCAATGCCCACGACATTCTCGGGCAGGTCCAGCTTGTAGGCGTTGGCCTCGACCGGCACGGCTTCGCGCCGGGCGGCTTCAGCAGCCTCGTATTCCTGGACCTTGGTCAGCTTCTCGGACAGCGCATCCCACTTCGGGGCGCCAGCTTCGCCGTCCCAGTAGTCCTCGGGCAGGGCCTCGGGGCGGGTGGGGGCGACGGCAACAGGCGCAGGCGCGACCTCGGGAGCGGCTACTTCAGGAGCCGCTACAGGTAGGCCTTCGGGGGGAACGCTTTCGATCATGGGCGCAAAATCGCGCGCCCTGTGACCTGTCTCAACGCACGGTGCTTTTATGCCTTGACAGACGCCATATCGCGGAGTCGGTCCACCAGTCGCCGGGCGCCATCCGCTTCCCTGACAAGGGAATCCGGGGCTCCGACCGGGGTAGGCCGCAGGGCCTCCTCCATCAGGAACTCGAACAGGCGTCGCCCGTCATGGGTGCCCGACAGGCGAGCGATGACCGTCTCGATGGGGTCTTCCACCTGGACCGTTCGCACGGGCGCAGGGGGCCGCATGTCTGACCATTTACGCGCCACCGGCTGCTCCCGCTGCTTGCGCCATCATGGCCATCTGTTGCTCTTGGGCGATCTGCTCGTCGGTCATCATGGCCAGGTGGCGTTCCTTGGCCGTGGACCGCAGGTTTTCGATGGTCGCCTTCACGTCCACAGGGGCGCCGGTCTGCTTCAGGTTCCCGACCGCCATGGCCAGTTGCATGATCTGGTTCGTCACCTGGATATCCTCCAGGTCCTTGGCCTTGGACAGCGGCGAGATCGGGCGGACGTTCACAACGTCCCCGCCCTTCAGCTTGATATCAGGAAGCTGGCCGCGCTCCTTCAGGATCCACGCCACCCGCTCGATGATGGGCAAGACCCACTCACGGACGCAACGGTCACGGGGTAGTTCCCGGCGCCGGGTGTTCCACGCCTTCTCGTCCATCCACTGCGTGGCGGTCGGCGGGGTCTGGCCGGGCTGCTCAGGGCGGTCCTGGTACAGCGCCTTCCTGATCCCCTTGGCCAGTTCATCCGACTTGAAGATCATCGCGTCGAAGCGCGTATCGACCTGCATGGGGGATGGCGCCTTGGTCCCGATGGCCATGGGCACATAGGTTCCGGGCTCCAAGCCCCCCTCGATGTTCGTCACCCCGTCTTCCTCGTAGAAGGTGACAGGATCGACGGACTTCTGGATGGCCTTCAGGGACAGGTAGGACAGTTCGTCCAGCACCCGCGAGCGGGGCGTTGCCTTGTGCGCCGGGCCAGGACCCCATGCGGAGTCGGCCTGGTGCCTGTAACGGCAGGCGATGATCGGGGCAGCGCCCGCGCCTTGCATGGTCTTTTCGTACTTGGCCTTGCCGTCAACAATGATTCGGTAGGTCCACTGCTCGACGCCGGGGGTGCTGTAGTCGCGATCACAGCCGTCATAGACAGTCAGAGACTTGTTGCTCAACATGTCTCGCGGGGTCGGGGGCGGGAAGATTGCTGGCCAGAGCTGGTGCAGGCCCGCCGGGGTCAGCGTCATCTCGCGCCAGCGCCCGGTCGTGGATCCGTCCGCGCCGCGTTCCAGCAGCAGGTCGGCAATCTCGATGGGCTGGAAGTGAATGGGCTCAAGCGGTCCCATGTCGGACACGGCCACGGCCATCCCGGCAACCGCCCAGAAGGGGAAGCACTCTTGCGCTGCGTCCCAATAGTTGGACCGCTCGATCTCGTCCCAGATGCGATCCGCATAGGCCGAAAGCTGCGGCTCGATTGACCGGCGCACTTCCTCGGGAAGTGACACATAGGGCGCCATTTCCACCCACCGCTCGTAGCGCGGGGTGAAGGTCGAGATCATGTCGGACGCGAAGTCCTCGATAGTCTCCTGGAGGGTCGTGTCGAACAGGTCGTTCTGGTCGCCTGTGCGGGCGTCCGGTTCGCGCGTGTGATCCAGTTGCCGGTAGGTCGGCATGGCCAGTCGCAGGGTGTCGTTGATCCAGTGCGCGTGGCGGCTGCGATCCTGCTTTGCCGCCTCGATGCGGCGCATGATTTCCTTGGCCATCAGACCAGCGCCGCCAGCCCGCCAGAGCGCCCGCTGGACCCGCCACCGGCCTGTCTCAGGTTGGGCACGCCGCCGCCCGTGAACAGGCTCCTGGCGATCATGGCTGCGATGTTTACGTCTCCACCGGGCGACCCGGCGTTGGCGCTGGAACCAGCCAGACCACCCATGGAAAGCTGGCCGAACCGGCGCGAGCGGCGCAGGGTGTCGGCGTCAAGGATGCTCTGGGTGTCGTCGATGCGGTTGCCCTCGGCGCGCACGCGCTCCTGTTCAACCTTGGCCTCCTCGGCCAGTCGGGCTGCCCGATCCGCCTTGGATTCCGTGGGCGCGCTTTTCATCATGGGTCAATCTCAAAAGCTGGAGTGGCGCCGTGAACCAGCAAATCGCGGTAAAGTGCCTGCGGCCTCAACGCACGGGACCGGATGCCCATGAGGTGGGCGACCGCCGGGGCGCACCAGAAGGTCAGCTTGAGCCACCAGGGGCGGGGCCACGGGTCTTCTGGAATCTCTGCCCGCAGGATGGTCCTGTGGTCGGGAAGCGACTGGATCCACACCATCCACTCGGTGCGGCTGATCACCCGGATGTTGGTCCGGTTGAACGTCACGTCGTAGATGACCCACACGTCCGGGCCGGGGTAGTAGGTGAAGGCGGCGACATGCCGGAAGCCGGGCGTGCAAATCTTGTCCCACCACCAGCGGTCCTGGTCGCCATAGAAGGCGGCATACCAGACGGACGGGATCGGCCCGATCTCGTTGGGCTCCATCACCGCCCCCGCACTTGCAGCTTGGGACGGGCGCCCCGGTCAAACACCTTGCCCATTTGCAGCGTCTTGACAGGCTTGGCCCGCTCGCCTCCGAACAACAGGTCAGAGCCCTCGCCCATGCCAATCACCATGTATTGGAAGGCCTCCACAATGTGACTCCATCGGTTCTTGACGATGCTGTCGGACTTGTAGATGCCGGTCGGGGACTGCACGTCCTTGAACTGATAGCCGCCCTGCATACCGCTCGCGAGCATCCGGCAGGACGGATCAATACAGAGGGCCTGGTGCCCGTCGATCTGGCGGTTCAGGACGCGCTCGATCAAGTCCTTGCGGCCCATAGGACCGGCCATGCGGTTCGCGCCCGGCGCCCGCTGGATCATCATGCCGTTCTTGCGGAAGATCTGGAACGCCGTGGTCGCATCGGTCTGCACCCGGATATCGCCGCCGGGGTCGCCAAACAGGCGCACCCGGTTTGGGTCCAGCCGGGGGTAGCGGCGCAGGAGTTCCGCCTTGACCATGGGGGCAAACGTGTCGGACCCGATGTCCTCGGCGTACATCTCGAACAGGACGTAGATCCGCCCCCGGACGTAGTGGCCGAACACGCAGGCGGGGG